AGGATACATCCAGCCCGGTGAGTTACGACTCGCGCTCTGTCTCTCCAGAGAGTCAGGGGGGGTGTTGGATTCCAGGCAGTGAGTTACCAAAACACTGTCTAGTCTCGACTTTGATCGCTAGGAACCTCGTAAAGTCCTCTAAGTGCCTCCGAAAGACGGATGTCTTCTGGAATCACATTAGCTGGACTCACAAGGTGATCCTTGACTTTCAAACTTGCTAGGACTCGGACACTGTCCGACAGAAGCAAGGCCTCGATAACTTTGTTGTCAGCGACGCCAAACTTAGGGGCTGCCGTACTTTCAGCCGGTACTCTCATGAGCAGGGAGATTCTTGACCGTAAGGTCTCTAATTTCTCGACGCTCATGCGGAGTACATCCGGAAGAAGGTGCGGGGCATCGAGAGCCACTTGCCGAGGTTCTTTTGCCAGTTTCACTAGTTGAAACATGGAAAAGTTATACAACGGAAGCACTCTCTTTGCCAAATCAAGCAGAACGTCTGGAAATAGCTGTAGGGCTTGGGAGAAAGAGTCTGTAGAGACTCGTGTCCCGTCCCAAATGGCTATCTCCTTCGGTACGCTGATGCGCCGTCCAAAGAGTGTCTCGGAAAGGACTCGCCATCTATCTAGCCCCTGTGTTTTACACAGGGAAGCTAAATGTAGGTTTGTCTGATCAGGAAGTGTCATCAGAGTTAACTCTGTTAACAAATCCTGTCCGAGGAACTCCCTCAGGATATTACCACGTAAATGAAGTTCCCTTCTTAGTTCGATGACCGTTCGGTCGATCAAAGCTAAAAGGTACTCATCCGTGGCCCATATCCATCTCTTGTTCCGCGTCTGTGACTCAAGGGGTTTCACACCCATAGTGAAGAGTGATAACGACGGGTTAACCATACCTGTCACCATCTCTCTACCACTAAGTCCTTCCAATGGTAAGAAAGCTTTATTGCCTTCGAGACCAGAGGTAAAGATTAATGTGAACACCCTACGAGCCGCTTCATGCAAAGAACCCTTCTTTCGAGCAGCTTCCACACACTCTAGAGTGTGTGGGCGCAGAACCCAACGAAGCGATTTGGCAAGGAAATCGGTCTTGGAGATATCCAAAACTCCTTTCTCGACCACCTTCCAAAGGCTCTCAATTCGGGATGTTAATCCCTCATGTGAGAGTTCCTCTTTAAAAGAGATCGGAGAAAGGTTTGTGGCACCTAAGAATGATTGATTTGCGAAGTTAAAGAAACTTTCTGCTGAGCAGAAAGACTTTGCTAAGCCGATCTTCACTCCTAGATGGTCACAGATCACCTTATACCAGTGAGCGACATGTTCGTCAGCAATGACGATGTCATCACCAAGGACCAGGTAATCACCAAATGGTTGCTTATTCACACATGAAGCAGCAAATTGCACAAGTGCGTGATGCACTATAGCAAG